GCCTCTAGTTTGTAAACCAACTTGTTTTGAATATGCATATGTATATTGTGTTGAGAAATCTAAAGTTCTAACACTTAATGCAAAAGCCATGTCAATTGTGTCAACATCTTTTCCTAAAAAAGAAGACCATTGGTGTTCAATTAACCACTCTTGGGTATATTGCGCATAATCCTCAATAGATATTTCAAGTAAAACACAAAGTTGGTCATCGTCAAGTTCAACTTTACGATTAGGCCAACCCATAGATACTCGAAATTGTTCAAATATCTTTAATTTATCTTCTTCAATTAATGACATAAAATATTATTTAATAATAAATATCAAATAATTCGTTAATCAGCCAATTAAGCGTTTAAAAATTTTAAAGTTAATTCATATGCCTGACCAATTGTTTTAAATGATGAATCTGGAGCTAATAATGTTTTGTTTACCAGTACTACTGGGACTGATTCATCACCAGTTAATTCAAATACTTTATTTATTTCATTTTCATTTTCATCTAAAGTAACGTCAACATAAATATATTCGATACTATTTTCATCATACATACCCTTTAATTCTTGACAATAAGGGCAATCATCATATCCGTATAATTTTACCATTTTATTCATTTTTATCTTCTATTATATAATCTACTATTTCATCAACTGCTGTAGAATTATTATCATTTCTTGACATAATCTGATTGATTATGCTCTTTTTTCTATTTAATGTGTACCACATTTTACTAACAATTGTATCTTCAAATAAATTATAGTAAACAGTAACGTTGTTTTTTTGACCTATACGGTAACTTCTATCCTCAGCTTGTTCTGAGTTACCTGGAACCCAATCAAATGAATTAAACACAACATATGTTGACCTAGTTAAAGTAATTGCAACCCCAGCCGATATGATATTTCCAATGAACACCATTGGACCACCTTCCAATTGAAATTTATCAACAGATTTTTGTTTTTCTTTTTCATTCATTTCACCATAATGAATAACACAATTATTACCGTAATGTTCAGCTAAAGCTTTTAATTCATCAGTAAAACAAGTGAATATAACCACCTTGTGCCCTTGTTCAATTACTTCATCAACTAAATTAATAGTTTCTACAATTGTTTCCATAGCAATATATTTTCTTAGTAAACCAAGTTCAACTAAATCTCTTTGAATACTACCCTTTTTCTTTTGTTTTTTTCTTTCAATTAAATAATCTTCCCAAAGTGAATCATATTCTAATTGTTGTTTGTTTGACATTTTAAAATAATTCGGCACTCTAATTTTATCTGGCATATCTAAAACTTCATCTTTCATTCTACGTAATAATAGATTTCTAGTTTTTATTGATAATTCATCTAGATTTGACGCACCATTTGTTAACCAAATTTTCCTTTTCTTTTTATTTTTAAGTGTTTGTGTAATTTGTCTACCCTCACAATATCTTTGTACATAAAATTTCCAGTTATCAACTAGTGGTGATTTAATTAATTTCAATAAATTATAAAAATCCATAGGTCTATTAGCTACTGGTGTACCTGATAATAACCAAACTCTTTCAATTCCATAGTCAACACATATTTCAGTCATTATAGCACCACGAATACTTTTATGGTTTCTTAAATTATGTGCCTCATCAATAATACATAAATCAAATTTAGCATTAACCAAATCCCTAATAGGTGGCATACCGTCATTCTCATCGTCTTTTAATGTATGAAAATTCTTTAGAATATCAAAATTAATTATGGTAAATTTAGCATGTGACCATCTTGAGCCACTAATTATTGTAATATCTTCTTCTTGGTAAAAATTAATTTCCCTTTGCCAATTTATTTTAGCTGATGAAGGACATACTATTAATATTTTTTTTGCACCACATTCAATAGCTGAAATTACAGATTGTAGCGATTTACCTAAACCCATATCATCAGCTAATATTGCGCCATTCCTACTTAATAAAAATTTTATACCAGATTTTTGATGCTCTAATATTGTTCTACCGACCTTACCTTCTGAGTCAACGAATTGGTCTAATTTTTCATATTTTTCAAAATCAACATCAACGTCACTTTCTATGAAATAAGGGTCATCCATAACTTGTGTTTTAGGTAAAAAATACATTCCAGATTTTTCTTGTTTTCTAGTTAGTTTACCATACACATGATATGTTTTTTCAGAATCGGCCAACATAAACTCAATTAATATTCGTTCTGGTTTGAATGATAATTTTTCTTGTTGTTGTAATGATTCACCAAGGAATTCACTTATGTTAACAACTTTATTGACTAACATTGGTTCTAGGTCATAATTATCTAATATGTATTTACTTTGAGCTTCAGTAAGTGTTATTTTACCATCGTTCAAAAGTTTCTTTTTCATTTTTTTTATATATGGGTTTTTACCTTCATAATCTCTTAATCGAGATATTGCGGAATAACCACCTATGTCTTCTAAATTTATCAATTTTCATGTTCTTTAATTTAATTGTTATTTGTATTAAAGAAATACTACTAAATATAATGATTTTTAAATAAAAATCAAGATTAAATCAACCATTTATATTATTGTAAATATTTATCTAAAAAACATATGGGAAGACCTAGAATAATACCGATAAATAGAAACCAAAAATTCTTTAGTAAAGAAGATTTTGACCTTGAGATTTCTTTTGGTAGAGAGGTTATTGAAGATGATGGTAATTTTACTGTTATACTTTATCGTGTTGATAGAACTTTAACATCATCTGATGATGTTTATGGTGAATCTGGAATTGATGGTATTAGATTTTTACCACCAATTGAATTACGTGTTGTACCAATTATGGCTGAACCAGAAAATAAAACTTATAATAGTGGTTCTGGTTCATTAAGATATTTACAAGATGGTCAATTAACATTTGGTATATATGATGCTCAACTTGCTGAAATGGATATTGAATTGAGTTTTGGTGATTATGTTGGTTATGCTGTGAATGAAAGTGAGGTAAGATATTTTAACGTTGTTAATGATGGTAGAAAGAACTATGATAACAAACACACAATTTTAGGGTATAAAGGTGCATTTAGAACTGTACTTTGTGCCCCAATTGATTATAACGAATTCCGTGGAATATAAAAATAAATTAACAAATTATGGCAAATCTTCCTAAGGGATTTAGAAAAGATATAAGAATTACACCACAACCGATTGGTTTTGGTCAAAGACAAGATATATTAGATGATATATCTAGGAAAGGCACATTCCTACCTAGAGGTGTTATGTATGAGGATATGGATTCAACTTTTATTGAATTTATTGAAAAAGATTTATCAATAACTATTGAAGGTGAGAAGGTTCCAATATTATTCTTAACACTTCAAAGATGGTCAGAATTTAGCCAATCTTGGCAATTTGCTGATAAGTATAAAGATATTAAAATGCCATTTATAACAATTGTAAGACAGCCTAACCCACAAGTTGGTAGAAACCAAGCTGGGTTATTTAATATACCTGGTAGAAAGACTTATACTTATATGAAAATACCAACTTTTGAAGGTGGTAGGACTGGTGTTGATGTTTATAAAATACCTCAACCAACTTCAGTAGATTTAACTTATGAAGTTAGATTATTTTGTAATCGAATGAAAGACTTAAATAAATTAAATCAATTGATTCAAAAAACTTTTCAATCAAGACAATATTACATTAGGGTAAATGGTCACCCAATGCCAGTTCATTTAGAAGATATTGGCGATGAAAGTAATATCGATGATTTTGAAAACAGAAGATTCTATATACAACCGTTTCAAATGGTTTTATATGGATATATATTAGATGAGGAGGATTTTGAAGTAATACCAACAGTTAATAGAGCATTTGTTGCTACTGAAGTTGAAGGTCAAATAAGTAAGGTTAGATTTAAAGTTTTACCAAGTGTTGCTGATGACGGAGTAACTTATAATTTTGTATTTCAAAAAGGTTCAAATCCAAGTCAAAATGTTAATATGTTTAATTTTATATCTGATTTTGATTCTGAGTTTTGTGAAATAGATAATTTAATTAATATTTCAAACATTCAAATTAAAGTTAACAATGTTATTATATTTAATGGTACTGAAATAACTGAAAAATTCAGAATTAATAAATGGGATAATGTAACAATAATAATAACTAGAGCTGATAATACTGGAAACAGTACATTCAGTTTAATTGGAAACTCGATAAATGGATAGTTGTTCACAAGGTAATATAAACATAAATAAAACGTTTATAATTAGTAGTACAATTAATATTACAACCAATTATAATTAAAAATATAAATTAAAAGAAGCTGGAAATATCCAGCTTTTTTTATTCACCATATAAATCTTTTGGTTTTATACATTTTTCTTTTATTATCTTTTCGACAAATGAAAACATTTTTAATCCATTTTCTTCACAGTATTGTTTTAATATTGCATGTGTATTTGGGGTAATTTTAAGGTTTTTACTACGTTTCATAAAGTGTTTAATAATAAATATGACAAAAGTAATACATTTGTCATACTATTTTTTGTTGTATAACAACAAAAAGAATTTTTTCGTTTTTTACTGTATATTTATTATAAAATGAGTCAAGATAATAATAAATTAAAAAAAGTAAATAATGGCAGATAAAGTATTCGTTAGTCCAGGTGTCTATACATCCGAAAAAGATTTAACATTCGTTACACGTCAAGTTGGTGTAACAACATTAGGGTTAGTTGGTGAGACAACTCAAGGACCAGCTTTCCAACCTATTTTCGTTTCTAACTATGATGAATTTAGGTCATTCTTTGGTGGTTTAAATGCTACTAGAGTTAAAGACACTGGTGCACCTAAGTATGAATTACCATACATTGCAAAATCATATTTATCACAATCAAACCAATTATTCGTAACAAGAGTATTAGGTTTTTCTGGTTATGATGCTGGTTTAGCTTGGGGTATCACATTAAGTGCTGCATTGGACCCAGCAACAATCGTTGAAGTTTCTACTTCATCTTATGACCCATTAATATCATTTGTAGCTAATTCTGGTGGTACGATTACAAGTTTAGTATCTGCTGACCCAGTTATTCAAGACTTATGGGATAATGGTTATTTAAGTTTAGATTATTTAGCTTCTACTTCAGTTGGACCACTTACATCAATACCAGTGGTATTTGAAAAAGTTGGTACTGCATTCCAGGGTGCTGAAATTGATAACTTCTATTTAGTTTCATCAATAACTGATGCTAATGGTACTACAGGTTCAACATCTGGTGATACTATTGTTTATTCGGGTACTGGTTATTCTGGTGTTGAAAACAAAGTAGTTGCTTTATTACGTTCTAGAGGTAAATACAACGGTTCTGAACAATTAGTATTTGAAGTTTCTGCAAACACTCAAGTTACATTTGGTACAACACCAACTACTGCTGAATTTAGCCCTTATGGTGATTTCTCACTTACTGGGTCATCAAATATTTCTGGTGCATTTAGTTATTTATTATCATTTGATAAAACTAAGAAAAATTATATTACAAATGTATTAGGTAGAGACCCACAAGATGGTAAGACAGCATTGTTTGTTGAAGAAATCTATGAAAATATGTTTAATGATTATATTACTAATGATGAGGTTTTAGGTATTAACATTACAAACTTAGTTGAATATAACGGAGCATTTGATGATTATAAAAAAGAATTTCAACCAGCGGTAACTCCGTGGGTTGTATCTGAACTTCGTGGTACAAACTTAATGAAATTATTCAGACTTTGGACAATTTCTGATGGTAATGCAGCTAATAGACAATTTAAAATTTCAATTAGAAATATTCAACCAGATGCTAAAGAATTTGACTTGATTATTAGAAGTTATTTTGATACTGATGCTAGACCTAATATTTTAGAAGCATATTCAAGATGTTCAATGAATCCATCTTCAAACAATTATATTGCTAAAAGAATTGGTACGTTAGATGGTGAATTCGCTTCTAGGTCAAGTTATGTCTTAGTTGAGATGGAATCTGACTCTAATACATCTGATGCTTTCCCAGCTGGATTTATTGGTTATCCACAAAGAGATTATACTGAAAATAATAATACAACTGTTCAGGCTCCAAATATTGAGTATAAAAGAACATATGGTGCATTTGAAAATAAACGTAAATATTATTTAGGTTTAACTGATACATTAGGAATCGACCAAGATTTCTTTGACTACAAAGGTGCTCCAGATAGTACAACAACAGATATTTGGACTGGTATAACGTATGGTTTCCATATGGATGTTAATGCTAGTGCTGCAACGATTGATAATGTTAAAATTGTTATTAACCCAACTGGTGGTACATATAGTCCAGTTTATAAATTTGAAACTGGTTGTTGTTCATTCCAAAATGATTTTGATTTAGCTGGAACTGATTACGAAAAACTTTATTCTCGTAAATTTACATTTGTACCTTACGGTGGTTTTGATGGTTGGGACCCTTATAGAACAAGAAGAACAAATTTAGATTCTTATATTATTAACGGTAATAAAGGTATTGCTGGTTTAGGTAATGGTACATTTGCTAATAGAACATTATCAAATGGTGACCCAGGTATTACTTCTGATTACTATGCATACTTAGAAGCTATTTGGACATTTAAAAACCCAGAAGCAACAAATATTAATGTATTCTCAACTCCTGGTATCGATACATTTAGTAATACTAATTTAATTGAAGAAGCTATTGAAATGGTTGAGCAAGATAGAGCTGACTCTTTATACATTGTAACTACACCTGATACAGATGTTGCTGGTGATGTATTAACTGTTGAAGACGTAACTGACCAATTATATGGGGAATTTGATAGTAATTACACTTGTACATACTGGCCTTGGATTCAAATTAATGATGCTGAGAATAATGTATATATTTATGTTCCACCAACAAGAGATGTTGTTAGAAACATTGCATTAACTGATAATATCGCATTCCCTTGGTTTGCTGTAGCTGGTGTTCAAAGAGGTGATGTTGATGCTATCAAAGCAAGAGTTAAATTAACATTAGGTGAAAGAGACGTATTATACGAAAATAGAATTAACCCAATTGCAACGTTTGCATCTGAAGGTATTAAAATTTGGGGTAACAAAACATTACAAGTTAAAGAAAGTGCTCTTGACAGAATCAATGTTAGAAGATTGTTACTACAAGCTAGAAAACTTATTTCTGCTGTTGCGATTAGATTATTATTTGAACAAAATGATGATATCGTAAGAAACCAATTCTTAAGTTTGGTTAACCCAATCTTAGATAACATTAGAAGTGAAAGAGGTTTAACAGACTTTAGAGTAGTTCTTGATGTGACTCCAGAATCAATCGATAGAAATGAGTTATGTGGTAGAATATTCTTAAAACCAACTAGAGCTTTAGAGTTTATTTGTGTTGAGTTCAACATTGTGCCAACTGGTGCTTCATTTGATGATATCTAATAAAAATATTAAAAAGGGGTTATTAATTAATCCCTTTTTTAAAAAAAATTAGAATTACCAATATTTATAATAAAAGATAACAAAAAAAAATTAAAAAATAAAAGAACATGGCTGATTTATTAATGAAAATGCCCGTACCTTATGAGCCAAAAAAGAAGAATAGATGGCTTTTAAGATTTCCAGCTGATTTGGGTATACAAGAATGGTGGTTAGCGTCTGCATCAAGACCATCAATTACACAGAATGAAGTTGAAATACCTTTCTTAAATACATCTACTTGGGTAATCGGTAGATTTACTTGGGAATCTATTAGTGTGACGTTTAGAGACCCTATTGGACCATCTGCTGCACAAGCTATTATGGAATGGGTTCGTTTACAATCAGAATCTATTACAGGTAGACAGGGTTACGCTGCTGGTTATAAAAAAGATGTTGAATTAGAAATGCTTGACCCAACTGGTGTTGTTATTGAAAAATGGCAATTACAAGGGACAATGTTGACTAATGTTAACTTTGGTGATTTATCAATGGATGATGATGGTATTGCAGATATAACTGCTGATATGCGTTTTGACCGAGCAATACTTTTGTTTTAGCAGAATTGCTTTATCAAATATAAATTTAGCTTTACTTTTATATATTTATATAGTATATTTAAGTAAAGCTTTTTTTTATGGAAAAATTTATATGTAAAGAATGTAATAAAGTATACGAAACTTTGAAGGGTTTATCTAGTCATAGATTTCAAAAACACAAAATTAAACCACAAGATACTTATGATGAATATGTTTTAAATGGTGTTAAACCAACATGTAATTGTGGTTGTGGTATTGTACCAAAATTTTTAACAATAACTAATGGTTATAGGGACTATGTTCATGGTCATTCATCTAGAGTTAATAATAATTGGGGTCACAATCCTGATGCTATTAGTAAATCACATGAAACTCAGAAAAAAATGTATGAATCTGGTGAATTAACTATTTGGAATAAAGGATTGACTATAGAGGACCCTAGAGTTAAGGATAATATTGATAAGGTAATGTCTAACCCAAATAGGGGTAAAAATATATCTAAAGGTTTAACTGGTGTGCCTAAAAATGATGAACATAAAATAAAATTATCTAATGCATCAAAATTAAGGTGGTTAAACCCAGTTGAGAGAGAAATTCAAAGTCATAAAAGGATGTTGTGGATGTCTAAAAATAACTATACAGTTAAATCTAAAATAGAAGATATTATTAATGTTATATTAATGTCTTTTGGGTTAAAAGAAGATATTGATTATGAAAGACAAAGTTATGTAAGAGACATTAAATCATATTATGATTTTAAAATTTTTAAATATAATACTTTTATAGAAGTTGATGGTGATTTTTGGCATTGTAATCCAAATACAAAACATAATAAACCAATTTATGAATCTCAATTTAAAAATTTAGAAAAAGATAAAATTAAAACTAATTGGTGTAAGGAAAATAATTATAATTTAATTCGTTTTTGGGAATATGATATAAATAATAATTTAGATAATGTAATTAATACACTTAAGTTATTATTATAATATTTATAGTTATAACAATTATTTAAAATATAAGCATCATGGCAAAGGCTAAAAAAGAAGGTAAACCTAAAAGAAATAGGAAGAACCTAACTAAAAGAAATAAAGTGGTTAATAAAAATCATGAATTAATTAAACAATTAAAAGAAAACCTATAGAAATATAGGTTTTTTTATTTTAATCAAGTATTTATAATAAAATTCAAATGAGAAAACGTGATAAAAAACAAAATATGGTTAAAGTTAATTTATTAGCTGAACAAAGATTTTTAGAATCAAAAGGTTTAATTACAGAAAGTAAATATTTTGCTGATGTTTTAGATAAAGGTACTAAAATTAAATTTGATGGTAAGGATGCTGTAATTGTTGGTCATTTGTTTAATCCAGGTCAAGAAGCTATATATACTATTAAATATGATGATGGTAGTACTAAAAACGATGTCATTGCTAATGATAGACGAATTGAGAAAATAAACGAATCATTTGAAATTTCAGAAAATAAAAACTTAAAAGCTGATGATAAAATTATGTGGATTGGTGATGATAAAACTTTCCCGTATGGTGAACCAACAAAAAAAGGTGATATTGGTAGATATTTAGGTCAAGATGGTAATGGACATGCTGTATCATTCTCAAAAGTTTTTTATACTGGTGAAAATGATTTTAAAAAAATTTAATTAATATAATTTTATTTTTTAATAAGTTTTTCAATTTCTAGTTCATCATCTGTTAATATTCTAATATTTTTAACAGCTGAACCATCTTCTTTTGTTAATAACTGTGGTGCTATAATACCTTGATTATATAACCAACTAGCTAATTTGAATTGTAATCTAACTAATAGTGTTTTCATGTTTTATTTATTTAAAATATTCAGATACCTAACATACATTGATACCGTTAATGTTAATAATTCAGCTTCAATATCTATAATATTTTTTGTCATATGTTTATTAAATTTTTCAATATCAACACATTCACGAATATATTTAATATAGTTATTAATTAATTCGTCACTTAGTTCTATGTTTGAGTTTAATTTTTCACCATCATTAACACCATATACCATTCTTCTGATTGCTGGAAAAATAGTTACTTCAATATTATTTGTTTTGTTATCTTCATTTTCATTCAATAAAATATTTGCAGCAATTTCATATGTTTTTGCTAACTTAATTTTTAATTCACTATTTTCAATTCCATGTAACATTCCAGAGTTTTCCCATTTTTGTAATATTTCTTCCATAATTTTATATTTTAATTTATTATATTACAAATATATTTTATATTAATAAAAAGTAAACTAAAAAAATATATGGATTATTTATTGTTGAGTATTTTTAGTGAGCGTATACAATTTAATAATAAACGTTTAAATTATTTTAAATTATAAATTTTTATTTACAAAAAAACTTATTACTCTATATTTATTTTTGAAGTTATAAATAATAAATAAATAAGTTTTAATTATGAGTGATAAACCAAAAGTTTTCCCAACGGCAGAACAAATTGCTGCTGCAAATCAAACTGGTGTAAAAATTGCACAAGAACAAGAACAAACAATAACATCTGGTCAAGTTACAGATGGTGAAGCAGCAGCTGCTGCTGAAATGGTTAGAAGAACTCAAGAACAATTGAGGTTAAGAGAAGAAGCACTAAGAAATGCTGAAAGGTTAAAGGAAGAAGAATTAATTAACCAAGATATTGCTGGTGCCACAATAAACTCTAAAGTAGATGTTCAACCACGTTTAACAAAAAGTCCTATGGAAAATTTAAAAAAAGAAGTAAGAGTTGACAATAGTTTAGCTATTTCAGAATTGAGTCAACCTCAAATGAATCAACCTTATGATATAATCCCTTTACCAAGTGAAGGTAAATTATATAAAAATAAAAAAAGTAGAGTTAAAGTATCTTTTTTAACTGCCGCTGATGAGAATATTTTAACATCACCAAATTTATTAGAAAGTGGTGATTTCTTAGAGATATTACTAAGTAGAAAAGTATTAGAGCCAGAATTGAGATATAAAGATTTATTACCTGGTGATAGAGATGCTATTATGATTTGGCTTAGAGCTACTGGTTATGGTGAAATGTATCCAGTAACAATTTTAGATGAAAATAACAAACCATTTGATACTGAAGTTGATTTAACTAAATTAAAAGTTAAACAATTACCAGTTGAACCAGATGCTGATGGTTTATTTTCATTTACGTTACCAGTTTCAAAATCAACTGTTAAATTTAAATTATTAACAATTGGTGAGATTGATGAGCTTGAAAAATTAGCACAGTTTTTAAAAGAAGAAAATAATTTAATTAATACTGAAGCAACATTATTACTTGAATCTCAAATTGTTGATATTGATGGTATTAGAGAAAAAAGTTATATTTCTGATTTTATCGAAAATATGAGGATAATGGATAGTAAAAAATTAAAAGCGTATATGGCTGATATAAATTGTGGAATTGATATGAACATTACGTTCGGGACTCCAGGGGGCGGGTCCGTTACTCGATTTCTTCCCTTTACACTCAAGTTTTTTTGGCCTGACTTTGAGCTATAAAACTTATCTGTTAGAAGAAATTTATTATTGTGTAAAACATATAGGGTTCACTTACAGTGATGTTATGAATATGTCAGTATATGAAAGAAGACAATATTTATCACATTTACTTAATGAAAATCAGAAAAAAACTGAAGCAATAGAAGAACAAAAAGAAGCTATAAATAATAAAGGTGCCAGGGGTAGTAAAACAACAAGAGTTAGTGGAGATGCTTTGAAAGCTAAAATGAAATCAGGAGAAATACCCAACGAATAAATAAGTTGGGTATTTTTCTTTGGTTTAGATATTTATTAATAGTAACTATTTTTAATGATGAAGATAATAATTAATGAATGGCAATTTTTGATATCTAAAGGTCTTATAACTGAAGAAAAATATCAAGATGCTATAAAGAAACTTAAGGCGGGTGATAAATTAGAATATACTGATGATAAGGGTGGTAAGCTTACATTTGAAGTAATATTTAATGATAGTGGTCAAGTATATTTAAAAAACCTAGATAGTGGTGTTTATAAAAATAATTATTTTTTTATAACAGTTTCTGATTTATCAAAAAATGATTTAACATTTAAAACAATTAATGTTCCTAAAAATTTACCAGATAATTTAAAAAATGAGAAAAAAGATTCTATTAAATTAGCTGAAATATTAAAAACATTCCCAACTAGCTCTTGGAAAAAATCAACATTTAAAAATATTTCAAAACTTAGTATGGCTGGTGATGATATTGATATTGAAAAACCAGATGCTGAAGATGAAAAATTTAAAGATTATGTAAAAGTAAATGATATTAACCCATTTTTAGATGAATTAAAAGGTTTTAAATCAGGTAATGTTTATAGATTAATATTATCAAATGGTGGTATAATTGATTTGAATTTAATAGATAATAAAAACGATAGTTTATTTTTTGAATATTCTGACGCTAAAGGTCCAGCAAAAGCGTATGATGAATTAATTAATGCTGAATTAATGCTTGATATTAATTCTAATTCAGTTCAACAAATGGTATCATCACTTACTGATGAAGAAAATGTTGAATCGGTTTATAATATAACATTCAAAAAAATAATTTCTGGTCAAGGTGATGATAATAATAGAGCTTATAAAAAAATATTAATAAAAAACATTATTGATATTGATTTGGTTTCATCATCTAATAAAAAAGAAGATAAAAAAGAAGAACCTACTGATGAACCACATATTGAGGATATGTCTGATGAAGAAATAGATGATATGACACCTGAAGATATAACTAGTATGGTTTTAAGTAACCCAACATTTAAAGCAGCCTTCTTATCTAAACCAGGTTTTTGGAAAAGATTAGTTGGTGGTAAACCAAAAGGTATATTAGCCGCTAAAGATATATTAAAAAAATTTAATTTCTATGATAATACTCGTGGGGATAAAAAAGAAAAAAACTTAGTTGTTGATTTCTTCAAAAATAATGAAGAATATTTTATACAATTACTAGATAAAACATTTACTAGAGATGATATAACTTTAGATATTACTAAAAAATACAAAGTTAAAGCTAAAAAAAGAACAAATGTAAATGGGGGTATTACAGTTTTCCTTTATGGAAGTGGATTTATGTTTAAAATAAACACAATTTATGGTGATACTAGAAATGAGTTTAGAGCAACTTTAATAATAGATTATAACACTGAAGATGAATATCGTGAGAATAGAACGATAAGAGTTACTGACGCTTACTAATTATGGCAAAATACGAATTTGATAAGGAAAAGTTTGAAGAATGGAAAAGACTTCAAAAAGAATCTCTTGAGCTTCAAGAGAAGATGAACAGCAGTATTGGTGGTTATTTAGAATCTATTAAAAAAATTAAGGAATTACAAAAAAATATTCAATTTATTGAGAAACAAGTAGCCGAATTAAAAAAGGAACAACTTAAAGCTACTGAAGATTTAAAAAAAAATCAAGAAAAAATTAATAAAGCAACAGCTGATGGTAATGCTGATGAAGTAAAAGCACTTGAAGAAAAGAGAAAGAAATTAGAAAAAATATTAGCTGCAAAAAATGAAGGTCTTGCTATAACTGAAAAAGAATTAGGTTTACTTGAAAAACAAAATAAAGCTTTAGTTGAGTCGGCTAAACAAGCCAATTTATTTAGTGCTAGTTTAGGTTCTGCTATTGGTTTTTTAGGTAAGGTTCCAAGTTTAATTGGTAAAGGTTTCGGTATGCTTAAGGCTACTGGTGTATTTGAAATGGACAAAGAAATCCGTAATGCTGTTCGTAGCATGGCTGGTGGTCAGAAAGAGTACAATAATATGTACAATACGATTACTAAAGCCGCAGAGACTACAACAATGTGGGGTGTTGGTGTTAAAGATTTAGCAATAATGCAACGTGGTTATACTGAAGCTATTGGTAGGTCTGTAATGTTAACTGAAAAAGGTTATAAAGCTATGGCTGGTATGGCTGAAGGTACTGGTTTAGGTAAAGAGTTTGCTGTTGCGATGGCTGGTGAAATGGATAAATTTAACATTTCAGCTGAAATGTCGGGTACCATTGTTGAAAACACAATGAATAAAGCCGCTAAATTAGGTGTTAATGGTGCTGCTGCTTTAAAATCATTACAAAATAATTTAAAATTAGCTCAAAGATTTAATTTTAAAGGTGGTATTGCTGGGTTAGCTAAATTTTCAGTTGAGGTTACAAAACTTAAATTGGATATGGAGGGTATCGCTGGTATGGCTGAAAAGGTTTTCAGACCAGAAGGTGCTATTGAAATGGCTGCTGAATTAACAACTTTAGGTGGTAAATTTGCCGCTTTAGGTGACCCAATGCAATTAATGTTTAAAGCTAGAAATGACCCAGAACAATTTGCTAAAGATATTGGTAAAGCTTCAGCTGAATTTGGTGAATTTAATAAAGAAACTGGTGAGTTTCAACTTAAGGGTGGATTAGCACTTGATAGAATGCGTGAAATTTCCAGAGTTACTGGTATATCAGTTGAAAAATTACAAGAAATGGCTGAAGCTCAAGCTAAAGTTGAAGAAATTGGTAAAACGGTTAAAAGTGGTATGTTTAACAAAGAAGATACTGATTTAATTTCTAGTATGGCTAAATTTGATAAAGACAAAGGTTGGGTTATAAATATAAAAGGTCAAGATAAATTAGTTAAAGATTTAAGACAGACTGATATGAAAAATATTAGGGCTGAGGAAATGACTTTAGAAAAAAGAGCTGAAGAAGCTAGAACATTTGATGAAACTTTAACAGATTTAATATTAAATTTTAAACAAACTTTACTACCGTTTGTAAAAGATTTAAAAGAATTTGTCGGTAAACCATTACAAGATATATCTAAAGAATGGACAGCTAAAGGTTTTTATGAGTCACTTAGAGGATTTGTTCAAGGTGTTTCAGATTTAATACCAGCAATAATGAGTTTTGTTAAAGATAACCCAATAACTTCAGCAATTGCTGTTGGAGGTGCATTATTCGGTGGTATTTTATTTGAAGGTGCAAAATGGATTGCAAATGGTTTAGCATTAGCTGCTGGATTTATGATGGGTACTGGTGGTTTAGGTGGTGGTGGTGGTATGCCAGGTGGTGGTGGTGGATTAGGTGCTAAAATATTTAACACCAGTCGAAGAGGTGCTGGAATGAGTAGAATGGGTCAAATGGGTATGAATTTTAAGTTAGCTAGTAAATCATTTGGGGCGGGAGCTGGTGGATTAATGGCGGCTGGTTTTGCTGGATATGATGAATATTCAGAAAATGCAGCTATGGGTATGGGTGGTGCTGAAAATGCTGGTAGAACGACATCTAAAGCTGCTGGAGCTGGTTTAGGTGCTTGGGGTGGAGCTGCCGCTGGAGCTGCGATTGGTAGTGTTGTTCCAGTTGTTGGTACACTTATAGGCGGTTTGATTGGTGGTGTTGTTGGTAGTTTTGCTGGTAGTGAAGTTGGGGAATCGTTAGGTGATGCAATATGGGGTGATGAGCGTGCTGGAAGAAGTAGTGGAAATGTATCTAGAATAAATGATGGTGTTATGTTTCACCCACAAGATAAATTTTTAAAAGTTAATGATGCTGTTCAAATAGCTGGAACAAGTGTTAATGGTAATGCTAAATTAGCACAAGAATTATCTAAAAATAATGCATCTGCACCAAGTGAAATGACACATAAATTTGAAGATTTAAAAATTACAATTGATGTTAATATACCTGGAAATGAAAAATTAGGTTCCCAATTAGCAAATACACC